TATAAGAGTGATTGGCGTCCGTACGTACCCTCTCTACTCTAAAACTCTTGTAGTTTAAATCTAATCTAATCTAAACTTTATAAACGGCACTTCCTGCGTGTCCATGCCCGTGGGCCTGGTCTTGTCATAGTGCTGACATTTGTGGTTCCTTGACTTTCGTTCTCTGCCAGTGACGTGTCCATTCGGCGCCAGCAGCCCACCCATAGGTTGCATAATGGCAAAGATGGGCAAATACGGTCTCGGCTTCAAATGGGCCCCAGAATTTCCATGGATGCTTCCGAACGCATCGGAGAAGTTGGGTAACCCTGAGAGGTCAGAGGAGGATGGGTTTTGCCCCTCTGCTGCGCAAGAACCGAAAGTTAAAGGAAAAACTTTGGTTAATCACGTGAGGGTGGATTGTAGCCGGCTTCCAGCCTTGGAGTGCTGTGTTCAGTCCGCCATAATCCGTGATATTTTTGTTGACGAGGATCCCCAGAAGGTGGAGGCCTCGACTATGATGGCATTGCAGTTCGGTAGTGCTGTCTTGGTCAAGCCATCCAAGCGCTTGTCTGTTCAGGCATGGGCTAAGTTGGGTGTGCTGCCTAAAACTCCGGCCATGGGGTTGTTCAAGCGCTTCTGCCTGTGTAACACCAGGGAGTGCGTTTGTGACGCCCACGTGGCCTTTCAACTTTTTACGGTCCAGCCCGATGGTGTATGCCTGGGTAACGGCCGTTTTATAGGCTGGTTCGTTCCAGTCACAGCCATACCGGAGTATGCGAAGCAGTGGTTGCAACCCTGGTCCATCCTTCTTCGTAAGGGTGGTAACAAAGGGTCTGTGACATCCGGCCATTTCCGCCGCGCTGTTACCATGCCTGTGTATGACTTTAATGTAGAGGATGCTTGTGAGGAGGTTCATCTTAACCCGAGGGGTAAGTACTCCTGCAAGGCGTATGCTCTTCTTAGGGGCTATCGCGGTGTTAAGCCCATCCTGTTTGTGGACCAGTATGGTTGCGACTATACTGGATGTCTCGCCAAGGGTCTCGAAGACTATGGCGACCTTACTTTGAGTGAGATGAAGGAGTTGTCCCCTGTGTGGCGTGACTCCTTAGATAATGAAGTTGTTGTGGCTTGGCATGTTGATCGTGACCCTCGAGCTGTGATGCGCCTGCAGACTCTGGCTACTGTACGTAGCATTGAGTATGTGGGCCAACCGATCGAGGATATGGTTGATGGGGATGTGGTGATGCGTGAACCCGCTCACCTCCTCGCGCCCAATGCCATTGTTAAAAGGCTTCCCCGTCTGGTGGAGACTATGCTGTATACGGATTCTTCCGTTACAGAGTTTTGTTATAAAACTAAGTTGTGTGATTGTGGTTTTATCACACAGTTTGGCTATGTTGATTGCTGTGGTGACACCTGTGGTTTTCGTGGGTGGGTTCCTGGCAATATGATGGATGGCTTTCCATGCCCTGGGTGTTGTAAAAGTTACATGCCTTGGGAGTTGGAAGCTCAATCATCGGGTGTTATACCAGAAGGAGGTGTTCTATTTACGCAGAGCACTGACACAGTGAATCGTGAGTCTTTTAAGCTCTACGGTCATGCTGTTGTGCCTTTTGGTGGTGCTGCGTATTGGAGTCCATATCCTGGTATGTGGCTTCCAGTAATTTGGTCTTCTGTTAAGTCATATTCCTATTTGACTTATACAGGAGTTGTTGGTTGTAAGGCAATTGTCCAGGAGACAGACGCTATATGTCGTTTTCTGTACATGGACTATGTCCAGCACAAGTGTGGCAATCTCGAGCAGAGGGCTATCCTTGGATTGGACGATGTCTATCATAGACAGTTGCTTGTTAACAGGGGTGACTATAGTCTCCTCCTTGAAAATGTGGATTTGTTTGTTAAGCGGCGCGCTGAATTTGCTTGCAAATTCGCCACCTGTGGAGATGGCCTTGTACCCCTTCTACTAGATGGTTTAGTGCCCCGCAGTTATTATTTAATTAAGAGTGGTCAAGCTTTTACCTCATTGATGGTTAACTTTAGCCGAGAGGTAGTTGACATGTGTATGGACATGGCTTTATTGTTCATGCATGATGTTAAAGTGGCCACTAAGTATGTTAAGAAGGTTACTGGCAAAGTAGCAGTGCGCTTTAAAGCGTTAGGCATTGCTGTTGTCAGAAAAATTACTGAATGGTTTGACTTAGCCGTGGACACTGCTGCTAGTGCCGCTGGATGGCTTTGCTACCAGCTGGTAAATGGCTTATTTGCAGTAGCCAATGGTGTTATAACCTTTATACAGGAGGTGCCTGAGCTTGTCAAGAATTTTGTTGACAAGTTCAAGACATTTTTCAAGGTCTTGATCGACTCTATGTCGGTCTCTATCTTGTCTGGACTTACTGTTGTCAAGACTGCCTCAAATAGGGTATGTCTTGCTGGCAGTAAGGTTTATGAAGTTGTGCAGAAATCTCTGCCTGCATATATTATGCCTGTGGGTTGCAGCGAAGCCACTTGTTTGGTGGGTGAGATTGAACCTGCAGTCTTTGAAGATGATGTTGTTGATGTGGTTAAAGCCCCGTTAACATATCAAGGCTGTTGTAAGCCACCCTCTTCTTTCGAGAAGATTTGTATTGTGGATAAATTATATATGGCCAAGTGTGGTGATCAATTCTACCCTGTGGTGGTTGATAACGACACTGTTGGCGTGTTAGATCAGTGCTGGAGGTTCCCCTGCGCGGGCAAGAAAGTCGTGTTTAACGACAAGCCTAAAGTTAAGGAGGTACCCTCCACGCGGAAGATTAAGATTATCTTCGCTCTGGATGCGACCTTTGATAGTGTTCTCTCGAAGGCATGTTCAGAGTTTGAAGTTGATAAAGATGTTACATTGGATGAGCTGCTTGATGTTGTGCTTGACGCAGTTGAGAGTACGCTCAGCCCTTGTAAGGAGCATGGTGTGATAGGCACAAAAGTTTGTGCTCTACTTGAAAGGTTGGTGGACGATTATGTCTATCTTTTTGATGAAGGAGGCGAAGAAGTTATTGCCTCCCGTATGTATTGTTCCTTCTCTGCTCCTGATGAAGACTGCGTTGCAACAGATGTTGTATATGCAGATGAAAACCAAGATGATGATGCTGACGATCCTGTAGTCCTTGTCGCCGATACCCAAGAAGAGGACGGCGTTGCCAGGGAGCAGGTTGATTCGGCTGATTCGGAAATTTGTGTTGCGCACACTGGTGGTCAAGAAATGACTGAGCCTGATGTCGTCGGATCTCAAACTCCCATCGCCTCTGCTGAGGAAACCGAAGTCGGTGAGGCATGCGACAGGGAAGGGATTGCTGAGGTCAAGGCAACTGTGTGTGCTGATGCTTTAGATGCCTGCCCCGATCAAGTGGAGGCATTTGATATTGAAAAGGTTGAAGACTCTATCTTAAGTGAGCTTCAAACCGAACTTAATGCGCCCGCGGACAAGACCTATGAGGATGTCTTGGCATTCGATGCCATATACTCAGAGACGTTGTCTGCATTCTATGCTGTGCCGAGTGATGAGACGCACTTTAAAGTGTGTGGATTCTATTCGCCAGCTATAGAGCGTACTAATTGTTGGCTGCGTTCTACTTTGATAGTAATGCAGAGTTTACCTTTGGAATTTAAAGACTTGGGGATGCAAAAGCTCTGGTTGTCTTACAAGGCTGGCTATGATCAATGCTTTGTGGACAAACTAGTTAAGAGCGCGCCCAAGTCTATTATTCTTCCACAAGGTGGCTATGTGGCAGATTTTGCCTATTTTTTCCTAAGCCAGTGTAGCTTCAAAGTTCATGCTAACTGGCGTTGTCTAAAGTGTGGCATGGAGTTAAAGCTTCAAGGCTTGGACGCCGTGTTTTTCTATGGAGACGTTGTGTCTCATATGTGTAAGTGTGGTAATAGCATGACCTTGTTGTCTGCAGATATACCTTACACATTCGATTTTGGAGTGCGAGATGACAAATTTTGTGCTTTTTACACGCCGAGAAAAGTCTTTAGGGCTGCTTGTGCGGTTGATGTTAATGATTGCCACTCTATGGCTGTTGTGGATGGCAAGCAAATTGATGGTAAAGTTGTTACCAAATTTAATGGTGACAAATTTGATTTTATGGTGGGTCATGGTATGACATTTAGTATGTCTCCCTTTGAGATCGCCCAGTTATATGGTTCATGTATAACACCAAATGTTTGTTTTGTTAAAGGAGATGTTATAAAGGTTTTGCGCAGAGTTGGTGCTGAAGTCATCGTCAACCCTGCTAATGGGCGCATGGCTCATGGTGCGGGTGTTGCAGGTGCTATAGCTAAAGCAGCGGGCAAAGCTTTTATTAATGAGACTGCCGATATGGTGAAGGCTCAGGGCGTTTGCCAGGTTGGTGGATGCTATGAGTCTACCGGTGGTAAATTATGTAAGAAAGTGCTTAACATTGTAGGACCAGATGCGCGAGGGCATGGCAACGAATGCTATTCACTTTTAGAGCGTGCTTATCAGCATATTAATAAGTGTGACAATGTTGTCACCACTTTAATTTCGGCTGGTATATTTAGTGTGCCTACTGATGTTTCCTTAACTTATCTACTTGGTGTAGTGACGAAGAATGTCATTCTTGTCAGTAATAACCAGGATGATTTTGATGTGATAGAGAAGTGTCAGGTGACCTCCGTTGCTGGTACCAAAGCGCTATCATTTCAATTGGCCAAAAATTTGTGCCGTGATGTAAAGTTTGTGACGAATGCATGTAGTTCGCTCTTTAGTGAATCAAGCTTTGTCTCAAGCTATGATGTGTTGCAGGAAGTTGAAGCGCTGCGACATGATATACAATTGGATGATGATGCTCGTGTCTTTGTGCAGGCTAATATGGACTGTCTGCCCACAGACTGGCGTCTTGTCAATAAATTTGATAGTGTTGATGGTGTTAGAACCATTAAGTATTTTGAATGTCCGGGCGAGGTTTTTGTATCTAGCCAGGGCAAAAAGTTTGGTTATGTTCAGAATGGTTCATTTAAGGAGGCGAGTGTTAGCCAAATAAGGGCTTTGCTTGCTAATAAGGTTGATGTCTTGTGTACTGTTGATGGTGTTAACTTCCGCTCCTGCTGTGTTGCAGAGGGTGAAGTTTTTGGCAAGACATTAGGTTCAGTTTTTTGTGATGGTATAAATGTAACCAAAGTTAGGTGTAGTGCCATTCACAAGGGTAAGGTTTTCTTTCAGTATAGTGGTCTGTCTGCGGCAGATCTCGCTGCTGTTAAAGATGCCTTTGGTTTTGATGAACCACAACTGCTGCAGTACTACAGTATGCTTGGCATGTGTAAGTGGCCAGTAGTTGTTTGTGGCAATTATTTTGCTTTTAAGCAGTCAAATAATAATTGCTATATAAATGTGGCATGTTTAATGCTGCAACACTTGAGTTTAAAGTTTCCTAAGTGGCAATGGCGGAGGCCTGGAAATGAGTTCCGCTCAGGTAAGCCACTAAGGTTCGTGTCCTTGGTCTTAGCGAAGGGCAGCTTTAAATTTAATGAACCTTCTGATTCAACTGATTTTATACGTGTGGAGCTGCGCGAAGCGGATTTGAGTGGTGCCACATGTGATTTGGAATTTATTTGTAAATGTGGTGTGAAGCAAGAGCAGCGCAAAGGTGTTGACGCTGTTATGCATTTTGGTACATTGGATAAAAGTGGTCTTGTCAAGGGTTATAATATCGCATGTACATGCGGTGATAAACTTGTGCATTGCACTCAATTTAATGTACCATTTTTAATCTGCTCCAACACGCCTGAGGGCAAGAAATTGCCTGACGATGTTGTTGCAGCTAACATATTTACTGGTGGTAGTGTGGGCCACTACACGCATGTGAAATGTAAACCCAAGTACCAACTTTATGATGCTTGTAATGTTAGTAAGGTTTCTGAGGCGAAGGGTAATTTTACCGATTGCCTCTACCTTAAAAATTTAAAGCAAACTTTTTCGTCCGTGTTGACGACTTATTATTTAGATGATGTAAAGTGTGTGGCGTATAAGCCAGATTTATCGCAGTATTACTGTGAGTCTGGAAAATATTATACAAAACCCATTATTAAGGCTCAGTTTAGAACGTTTGAGAAGGTTGAGGGTGTCTACACTAATTTTAAATTGGTGGGACATGATATAGCCGAAAAACTCAATGCTAAGCTGGGATTTGATTGTAATTCTCCTTTTATGGAGTATAAAATTACAGAGTGGCCAACAGCTACTGGAGATGTGGTGTTGGCTAGTGATGATTTGTATGTGAGTCGGTATTCAGGCGGGTGCGTTACTTTTGGTAAACCGGTTATCTGGCGTGGCCATGAGGAAGCATCGCTGAAATCCCTCACATATTTTAATAGACCTAGTGTCGTTTGTGAAAATAAATTTAATGTGTTGCCTGTTGATGTCAGTGAACCCACGGATAGGAGGCCTGTGCCGTCTGCAGTCCTTGTTACCGGTGCTGCGAGTGGTGCTGATGCGTCAGCTATATCCACCGAGCCCGGTACTGCCAAGGAGCAAAAGGCGTGTGCTTCTGATAGCGTGGAGGATCAGATTGTTATGGAGGCCCAGAAGAAGTCATCTGTCACAACCGTTGCTGTCAAAGAGGTTAAATTGAATGGTGTTAAGAAGCCTGTTAAGTGGAACTGTAGTGTGGTTGTTAATGACCCCACTAGCGAAACCAAAGTTGTTAAAAGTTTGTCTATTGTTGATGTGTATGATATGTTCCTGACAGGGTGTAGGTATGTGGTCTGGACGGCTAATGAGCTGTCTCGATTAATAAATTCACCTACTGTTAGAGAGTATGTTAAGTGGGGTATGTCGAAGTTAATCATCCCCGCTAATTTGTTATTGTTAAGAGATGAGAAGCAAGAGTTTGTAGCGCCAAAAGTGGTCAAAGCGAAAGCTATTGCCTGCTATGGCGCTGTGAAGTGGTTTCTCCTCTATTGTTTTAGTTGGATAAAGTTTAATACTGATAATAAGGTTATATACACCACAGAAGTAGCTTCAAAGCTTACTTTTAAGTTATGCTGTTTGGCCTTTAAGAATGCCTTACAGACGTTTAATTGGAGCGTTGTGTCTAGGGGTTTCTTCCTAGTGGCAACGGTCTTTTTATTATGGTTTAATTTTTTGTATGCCAATGTTATTTTGAGTGACTTTTATTTGCCTAATATTGGACCTCTCCCTATGTTTGTGGGGCAGATTGTTGCTTGGGTTAAGACTACATTTGGTGTTTTAACCATCTGCGATTTTTACCAGGTGACAGATTTAGGCTATAGGAGTTCGTTTTGTAATGGAAGTATGGTCTGTGAACTATGCTTCTCTGGTTTTGATATGCTGGACAACTATGAGTCCATAAATGTTGTTCAACATGTTGTAGATAGGCGTGTGTCTTTTGACTACATTAGCCTATTTAAATTAGTAGTCGAACTTGTTATCGGCTACTCTCTATATACTGTGTGCTTCTACCCACTGTTTGTCCTTGTTGGAATGCAGTTGTTGACCACATGGTTGCCTGAATTCTTTATGCTGGGGACTATGCATTGGAGCGCTCGTTTGTTTGTTTTTGTTGCTAACATGCTCCCAGCTTTTACGTTACTGCGATTTTATATCGTGGTGACAGCTATGTATAAGGTCTATTGTCTTTGTAGACATGTTATGTATGGATGTAGTAAGCCTGGTTGCTTGTTTTGTTATAAGAGAAACCGTAGTGTCCGCGTTAAGTGTAGCACCGTTGTTGGTGGTTCACTACGCTATTACGATGTAATGGCTAACGGCGGCACAGGTTTCTGTACAAAGCACCAGTGGAACTGTCTTAATTGCAATTCCTGGAAACCAGGCAATACATTCATAACTCATGAAGCAGCAGCGGACCTCTCTAAAGAGTTGAAACGCCCTGTGAATCCAACAGACTCTGCTTATTACTCGGTCATAGAGGTTAAGCAGGTTGGTTGTTCCATGCGTCTGTTCTATGAGAGAGACGGACAGCGTGTTTATGATGATGTTAGTGCTAGTTTGTTTGTGGACATGAATGGTCTGCTGCATTCTAAAGTTAAAGGTGTGCCAGAAACTCATGTTGTAGTCGTTGAGAACGAAGCCGATAAGGCCGGTTTTCTTAACGCTGCTGTTTTCTATGCACAATCTCTTTATAGACCGATGCTGATGGTGGAGAAGAAGTTAATAACTACCGCCAACACTGGTTTGTCTGTTAGTCGAACTATGTTTGACCTCTATGTATACTCCTTGCTGAGGCACCTTGACGTCGATCGCAAGAGCCTAACAAGCTTTGTAAATGCTGCGCACAACTCCCTAAAGGAGGGTGTTCAGCTTGAACAGGTAATGGATACCTTTGTTGGCTGTGCTCGACGTAAGTGTGCTATAGATTCTGATGTTGAGACCAAGTCTATTACCAAGTCCGTTATGGCGGCAGTGAATGCTGGCGTTGAGGTTACGGACGAGAGTTGTAATAACTTGGTGCCCACATATGTTAAAAGCGACACTATCGTTGCAGCTGATTTGGGTGTTCTTATTCAGAATAATGCTAAGCATGTACAGTCTAATGTTGCTAAAGCCGCTAATGTGGCTTGCATTTGGTCTGTGGATGCTTTTAACCAGCTATCTGCTGATTTGCAGCATAGGTTGAGAAAAGCATGTGTAAAGACTGGCTTGAAGATTAAGCTTACGTATAACAAGCAGGAGGCAAATGTTCCTATTTTAACTACACCGTTCTCCCTTAAAGGGGGCGCTGTGTTTAGTAGAGTTTTGCAATGGTTGTTTGTTGCTAATTTGATCTGTTTCATTGTATTGTGGGCCCTTATGCCGACATACGCAGTGCACAAATCAGATATGCAGTTGCCTTTATATGCCAGTTTCAAAGTTATAGATAATGGTGTGCTAAGGGATGTGTCTGTTACTGACGCATGCTTCGCAAACAAATTTAATCAATTTGATCAGTGGTATGAGTCTACATTTGGTCTTGTCTATTACCGTAACTCTAAGGCTTGCCCTGTTGTGGTTGCTGTTATAGATCAAGACATTGGCCATACCTTATTTAATGTTCCTACCAAAGTTTTAAGATATGGATTTCATGTGTTGCATTTTATAACTCATGCATTTGCTACTGATAGGGTGCAGTGTTATACGCCACATATGCAAATCCCCTATGATAATTTCTATGCTAGTGGTTGCGTGCTGTCTTCCCTCTGTACCATGCTTGCGCATGCAGATGGAACCCCGCATCCTTATTGTTATACAGAGGGTGTTATGCATAATGCTTCTCTGTATAGTTCTTTGGTCCCTCATGTCCGTTATAACCTAGCTAGTTCAAATGGTTATATACGTTTTCCTGAAGTGGTTAGTGAGGGTATTGTGCGTGTAGTGCGCACGCGCTCCATGACCTACTGCAGGGTTGGTTTATGTGAGGAGGCTGAGGAGGGTATTTGTTTTAATTTTAATAGTTCATGGGTACTGAATAACCCGTATTATAGGGCTATGCCAGGAACTTTCTGTGGTAGAAACGCTTTTGATTTAATACATCAAGTTTTAGGAGGTTTAGTCCAGCCTATTGATTTCTTTGCCTTAACGGCGAGTTCAGTGGCTGGCGCTATCCTTGCAATTATTGTTGTTTTGGCGTTTTATTATTTAATAAAGCTTAAACGTGCCTTTGGTGACTACACTAGTGTTGTAGTCATCAATGTCATTGTGTGGTGTATAAATTTCCTGATGCTATTCGTGTTTCAGGTTTATCCCACTTTGTCTTGTTTGTATGCTTGCTTTTACTTTTACACAACGCTCTATTTCCCTTCGGAGATAAGTGTTGTTATGCATTTGCAGTGGCTTGTCATGTATGGTGCTATTATGCCCTTGTGGTTTTGCATTACCTACGTGGCAGTCGTTGTCTCAAACCATGCTTTGTGGTTGTTCTCTTACTGCCGCAAAATCGGTACCGATGTTCGTAGTGATGGCACATTTGAGGAAATGGCCCTTACTACCTTTATGATTACTAAAGAATCTTATTGTAAGTTGAAAAATTCTGTTTCTGATGTTGCTTTTAACAGGTACTTGAGTCTTTATAACAAGTATCGCTATTTTAGTGGCAAAATGGATACTGCTACTTATAGAGAGGCTGCTTGTTCTCAACTAGCAAAGGCAATGGAAACATTTAACCATAATAATGGTAATGATGTTCTCTATCAGCCTCCAACTGCCTCTGTTACTACATCATTTTTACAGTCTGGTATAGTGAAGATGGTGTCCCCCACTTCTAAGGTGGAACCTTGTGTAGTTAGTGTTACCTATGGTAATATGACACTTAATGGGTTGTGGTTGGATGATAAAGTTTATTGTCCAAGACATGTTATCTGTTCTTCAGCTGACATGACAGACCCTGATTATCCTAATTTGCTTTGTAGAGTGACATCAAGTGACTTTTGTGTTATGTCTGACCGTATGAGCCTTACCGTGATGTCTTACCAAATGCAGGGCAGTCTACTTGTGTTGACTGTAACATTGCAAAATCCTAACACGCCTAAGTATTCCTTTGGCGTTGTTAAGCCTGGTGAGACGTTTACCGTTTTGGCTGCATACAATGGCAGACCCCAGGGAGCCTTCCATGTTGTTATGCGTAGCAGCCATACCATAAAGGGCTCCTTTTTGTGTGGATCCTGCGGTTCTGTAGGGTATGTGTTAACTGGTGATAGTGTACGATTTGTTTATATGCATCAGCTAGAGTTGAGTACTGGTTGTCACACCGGTACTGACTTTAGTGGGAATTTCTATGGTCCCTATAGAGATGCTCAGGTTGTACAATTGCCAGTTCAAGATTATACGCAGACTGTTAATGTTGTAGCTTGGCTTTATGCTGCTATTCTTAACAGGTGCAATTGGTTTGTGCAAAGTGATAGTTGTTCTCTGGAAGAATTTAATGTCTGGGCTATGACCAATGGTTTTAGCTCAATCAAAGCTGACCTTGTCTTGGATGCCCTTGCCTCTATGACAGGTGTCACAGTTGAACAGGTGTTGGCCGCTATTAAGAGGCTGCATTCTGGATTCCAGGGTAAACAAATTTTAGGTAGTTGTGTGCTTGAAGATGAGTTGACACCAAGTGATGTTTATCAACAACTAGCTGGTGTTAAGCTACAGTCAAAGCGCACAAGAGTTATTAAAGGTACATGTTGCTGGATATTGGCTTCAACATTTTTGTTTTGTAGCATTATCTCAGCATTTGTAAAATGGACTATGTTTATGTATGTTACTACTCATATGTTGGGAGTGACATTGTGTGCACTTTGTTTTGTAATCTTTGCTATGTTGTTGATTAAGCATAAGCATTTGTATTTAACCATGTATATTATGCCTGTTTTATGCACATTGTTTTACACGAACTATTTGGTTGTTGGGTATAAACAGAGTTTTAGAGGCTTAGCATATGCTTGGCTTTCATACTTTGTCCCTGCCGTAGACTATACTTACATGGATGAAGTATTATATGGTGTCGTGTTGCTAGTCGCTATGGTATTTGTTACCATGCGCAGCATAAATCACGACGTCTTTTCTACTATGTTCTTGGTTGGTAGACTTGTCAGCCTGGTATCTATGTGGTATTTTGGAGCCAATTTAGAGGAAGAGGTTCTGTTGTTCCTCACATCCCTATTTGGCACGTACACATGGACTACTATGCTGTCATTGGCTACTGCTAAGGTTATTGCTAAATGGTTGGCTGTGAATGTCTTGTATTTCACAGACATACCGCAAATTAAATTAGTTCTCTTGAGCTATTTGTGTATTGGTTATGTGTGTTGTTGTTATTGGGGCGTCTTGTCACTCCTTAATAGCATTTTTAGGATGCCATTGGGCGTCTACAATTATAAAATCTCCGTGCAGGAGTTACGTTATATGAATGCTAATGGCTTGCGCCCACCCAGAAATAGTTTTGAAGCCTTGATGCTTAATTTTAAGCTGTTGGGAATTGGTGGTGTGCCAGTCATTGAAGTATCTCAAATTCAATCAAGACTCACTGATGTTAAATGTGCTAATGTTGTGTTGCTTAATTGCCTCCAGCACTTGCACATTGCATCTAATTCTAAGTTGTGGCAGTATTGCAGTACTTTGCATAATGAAATATTAGCCACATCTGATTTGAGCGTAGCCTTCGATAAGTTGGCCCAGCTCTTAGTTGTCTTATTTGCTAATCCAGCAGCAGTGGATAGCAAGTGCCTTGCAAGTATTGAAGAAGTGAGCGATGATTACGTTCGCGACAATACTGTTTTGCAAGCTTTACAGAGTGAATTTGTTAATATGGCTAGCTTCGTTGAGTATGAGCTTGCTAAGAAGAACTTAGATGAGGCCAAGGCTAGCGGCTCTGCTAATCAACAGCAGATTAAGCAGCTAGAGAAGGCTTGTAATATTGCTAAGTCAGCATACGAGCGCGATAGAGCTGTTGCTCGTAAGCTAGAGCGTATGGCTGATTTGGCTCTTACTAATATGTACAAGGAAGCTAGAATTAATGATAAGAAGAGTAAGGTAGTGTCGGCATTGCAAACCATGCTGTTTAGTATGGTCCGTAAGCTAGACAACCAAGCTCTTAATTCTATCTTAGATAATGCAGTTAAGGGTTGTGTACCTTTGAATGCAATACCACCATTGACTTCAAACACTCTGACTATAATAGTGCCAGATAAGCAGGTTTTTGATCAAGTTGTGGATAATGTGTATGTCACCTATGCTCCCAATGTATGGCATATACAATCTATTCAAGATGCTGATGGTGCTGTTAAACAATTGAATGAGATCGACGTTAATTCAACCTGGCCCCTAGTCATCTCTGCAAATAGGCATAATGAAGTGTCTACGGTCGTTTTGCAGAACAATGAGTTGATGCCTCAGAAGTTGAGAACTCAGGTCGTCAATAGTGGCTCAGATATGAATTGTAATATTCCTACCCAGTGTTATTATAATACGACTGGCACGGGTAAGATTGTGTATGCTATACTTAGTGACTGTGACGGTCTCAAGTACACTAAGATAGTAAAAGAAGATGGAAATTGTGTTGTTTTGGAATTGGATCCTCCCTGTAAGTTTTCAGTTCAGGATGTGAAGGGCCTTAAAATTAAGTACCTTTACTTTGTGAAGGGGTGTAATACACTGGCTAGAGGCTGGGTCGTAGGCACCTTATCATCGACAGTGAGATTGCAGGCAGGCACGGCAACTGAGTATGCCTCCAACTCTGCAATACTGTCGTTGTGTGCGTTTTCTGTAGATCCTAAGAAAACGTACCTGGATTATATACAACAGGGTGGCGTGCCTGTCACTAATTGTGTCAAAATGTTATGTGACCATGCAGGCACTGGTATGGCCATTACTATTAAGCCGGAGGCAACCACTAATCAGGATTCATATGGTGGTGCTTCTGTTTGTATATATTGCCGCTCACGTGTTGAACATCCAGATGTTGATGGATTGTGCAAATTACGCGGCAAGTTTGTTCAAGTGCCCTTAGGCATAAAGGATCCTGTGTCATATGTTTTGACGCATGATGTTTGTCAAGTTTGTGGCTTTTGGCGAGACGGTAGCTGCTCCTGTGTAGGTACAGGCTCCCAGTTTCAGTCAAAAGACACGAATTTTTTAAACGGGTTCGGGGTACAAGTGTAAATGCCCGTCTTGTACCCTGTGCCAGTGGCTTGGACACTGATGTTCAATTAAGGGCATTTGATATTTGTAATGCTAATCGAGCTGGCATTGGTTTGTATTATAAAGTGAATTGCTTCCGATTTCAGCGTGTAGATGAGGAGGGCAACAAGTTGGATAAGTTCTTTGTTGTTAAAAGAACCAATTTAGAAGTGTATAATAAGGAGAAAGAATGTTATGAGTTGACAAAAGATTGTGGTGTTGTGGCTGAACACGAGTTCTTCACATTTGATGTTGAGGGAAGTCGTGTGCCACACATAGTCCGTAAAGATCTTTCAAAGTTTACTATGTTAGATCTTTGCTATGCATTGCGTCATTTTGACCGCAATGATTGTTCAACTCTCAAGGAAATTCTCCTTACATATGCTGAGTGTGATGAGTCCTATTTTCAAAAGAAGGACTGGTATGATTTTGTTGAGAATCCTGATATTATTAATGTGTATAAGAAGCTTGGTCCTATATTTAATAGAGCCCTGCTTAACACTGCTAACTTTGCAGACACGTTAGTGGAGGCAGGCTTAGTAGGTGTTTTAACACTTGATAATCAAGATTTATATGGTCAATGGTATGACTTTGGAGATTTTGTCAAGACAGTGCCTTGTTGTGGTGTTGCCGTGGCAGATTCTTATTATTCCTATATGATGCCAATGCTGACCATGTGTCATGCGTTGGATAGTGAGTTGTTTGTCAATGGTACTTATAGGGAGTTTGACCTTGTTCAGTATGATTTTACTGATTTCAAGCTAGAGCTCTTTAATAAGTATTTTAAGCATTGGAGTATGACCTACCACCCGAACACCTCCGAGTGCGAGGATGACAGGTGCATTATCCATTGTGCCAATTTTAATATACTTTTTAGTATGGTCTTACCTAAGACCTGTTTTGGGCCTCTTGTTAGGCAGATATTTGTGGATGGTGTTCCTTTCGTTGTGTCGATTGGCTACCATTATAAAGAATTAGGTGTTGTTATGAATATGGATGTGGATACACATCGTTATCGCTTGTCTCTTAAAGACTTGCTTTTGTATGCTGCAGATCCTGCCCTTCATGTGGCATCTGCTAGTGCACTGCTTGATTTGCGCACATGTTGTTTTAGCGTTGCAGCTATCACAAGTGGCGTAAAATTTCAAACAGTTAAACCTGGAAATTTTAATCAGGATTTTTATGAGTTTATTTTGAGTAAAGGCCTGCTTAAAGAAGGGAGCTCCGTTGATTTGAAGCACTTCTTCTTTACGCAGGATGGTAATGCTGCTATTACTGATTATAATTATTACAAGTATAACCTACCCACCATGGTGGATATTAAGCAGTTGTTGTTTGTTGTGGAAGTTGTTAATAAGTATTTTGAGATCTATGAGGGTGGGTGTATACCCGCAACACAGGTCATTGTTAATAATTATGATAAGAGTGCTGGCTACCCATTTAACAAATTTGGAAAGGCCAGGCTCTATTATGAGGCATTATCATTTGAGGAGCAGGATGAAATTTATGCGTATACCAAACGCAATGTCCTGCCGACCCTAACTCAAATGAATCTTAAATATGCTATTAGTGCTAAGAATAGGGCCCGCACCGTTGCTGGTGTCTCTATTCTCAGTACTATGACTGGCAGAATGTTTCATCAAAAGTGTTTAAAGAGTATAGCAGCTACTCGTGGTGTTCCTGTAGTTATAGGCACCACGAAGTTCTACGGCGGTTGGGATGATATGTTACGCCGCCTTATTAAAGATGTTGATAGTCCTGTACTCATGGGTTGGGACTATCCTAAATGTGATCGTGCTATGCCAAACATACTGCGTATCGTTAGTAGTTTGGTGTTAGCCCGTAAACATGATTCGTGCTGTTCGCATACGGACAGATTCTATCGTCTTGCGAACGAGTGCGCCCAAGTTTTGGGTGAAATTGTTATGTGTGGTGGTTGTTATTATGTTAAACCAGGTGGCACTAGTAGTGGGGATGCAACCACTGCTTTTGCTAATTCTGTATTTAACATATGTCAAGCTGTTTCCGCCAATGTATGCTCGCTTATGGCATGCAATGGACACAAAATTGAAGATTTGAGTATACGCGAGTTACAAAAGCGCCTATACTCTAATGTGTATCGTGCGGACCATGTTGATCCCGCATTTGTTAGTGAGTATTATGAGTTTTTAAATAAGCATTTTAGTATGATCATTTTGAGTGATGATGGTGTTGTGTGTTACAATTCAGAGTTCGCGTCCAAGGGTTATATTGCTAATATAAGTGACTTTCAACAGGTATTATATTACCAAAATAATGTGTTCATGTCTGAGGCCAAATGTTGGGTCGAAACAGACATCGAAAAGGGACCGCATGAATTTTGTTCTCAACATACAATGCTAGTAAAGATGGATGGTGATGAAGTTTACCTTCCATATCCTGATCCTTCGAGAATCTTAGGAGCAGGCTGTTTTGTTGATGATTTATTAAAGACTGATAGCGTTCTCTTGATAGAGCGCTTTGTAAGTCTTGCAATTGATGCTTATCCTTTAGTATACCATGAGAACCCAGAGTATCAAAATGTGTTCCGGGTATATTTAGAATATATAAAGAAGCTGTACAATGATCTCGGTAATCAGATCCTGGACAGCATCAGTGTTATTTTAAGTACTTGTGATGGTCAAAAATTTACTGATGAGACCTTCTACAAGAACATGTATCTAAGAAGTGCAGTGATGCAAAGCGTTGGGGCCTGCGTTGTCTGTAGTTCTCAAACATCTTTACGTTGTGGCAGTTGCATACGCAAGCCATTGCTGTGTTGCAAGTGCGCTTATGATCATGTTATGTCAACTGATCATAAATATGTCCTGAGTGTGTCACCATATGTGTGTAATTCGCCGGGATGTGATGTAAATGATGTTACCAAATTGTATCTAGGTGGTATGTCATATTATTGTGAGGCCCATAAACCACAGTATTCATTTAAATTAGTGATGAATGGTATGGTTTTTGGTTTATACAAACAATCCTGTACTGGTTCGCCCTACATAGAGGATTTTAATAAAATAGCTAGCTGCAAATGGACGGAAGTCGATGATTATGTGCTAGCTAATGAATGTACCGAACGTCTTAAATTGTTTGCCGCAGAAACGCAGAAGGCCACAGAGGAGGCTTTCAAGCAATGTTATGCGTCAGCAACGATCCGTGAGATCGTGAGCGATCGGGAGTTAATTTTGTCTTGGGAAATTGGTAAAGTGAGACCACCACTTAATAAAAATTATGTTTTTACTGGCTACCATTTTACTAATAATGGCAAGACAGTTTTAGGTGAATATGTTTTTGATAAGAGTGAGTTGACTAATGGTGTGTATTATCGCGCCACAACCACTTATAAGTTATCTGTGGGTGATGTTTTCATCTTAACATCACACGCAGTGTCTAGTTTAAGTGCTCCTACATTAGTACCGCAGGAGAATTATACTAGCGTTCGCTTTGCTAGTGCTTATAGTGTGCCTGAGACGTTTCAGAACAATGTGCCTAATTATCAGCACATTGGAATCAAGCGCTATTGCACTGTACAGGGACCGCCTGGTACTGGTAAGTCCCATTTAGCCATTGGGCATGCTGTTTATTATTGTACTGCTCGTGTGGTGTATACCGCTGCTAGCCATGCTGCAGTTGACGCGCTGTGTGAAAAGGCACACAAATTTTTAAATATTAATGACTGCGCGCGTATTGTTCCTGCAAAGTTGCGTGTAGATTGCTATGATAAGTTTAATGTCAATGACACCACTCGTAAGTATGTGTTTACTACAATAAATGCATTACCCGAGTTGGTGACTGACATTATTGTTGTTGATGAAGTTAGTATGCTTACCAATTATGAGCTGTCTGTTATTAACAGTCGTGTTAGGGCTAAGCATTATGTGTATATTGGAGATCCTGCTCAGCTGCCCGCTCCTCGTGTGCTACTGAATAAGGGAACTCTAGAACCTAGATATTTTAATTCTGTTACCAAGCTAATGTGTTGCTTGGGTCCAGATATCTTCTTGGGTACCTGTTATAGATGCCCTAAGGAGATTGTGGATACAGTGTCAGCCTTGGTTTATAATAATAAGCTGAAGGCTAAAAATGATAATAGCGCCATGTGTTTTAAGGTCTATTATAAAGGCCAGACTACACACGAGAGTTCTAGTGCTGTTAATATGCAGCAAATACATTTAATTAGTAAGCTTTTGAAGGCAAACCCCAGCTGGAGTAATGCCGTATTTATTAGTCCTTATAATAGTCAGAACTATGTTGCCAAGAGAGTCCTGGGATTACAAACTCAGACCGCAGATTCAGCGCAGGGTTCTGCATATGACTTCGTTATTTATTCACAGACTGCGCAAACAGCGCATTCTGTCAATGTAAATAGATTCAATGTTGCCATTACACGTGCTAAGAAGGGTATCCTCTGTGTCATGAGTAGTATGCAATTAATTGGGGTTTTTAATTTTACTACACTGACGTTGGATAAGATTAATAATCCACGATTACAGTGTACTACAAATTTGTTTAAGGATTGTAGCAAGAGCTATGTAGGTATACCGCCATGCGCCTTCCTTTTGGCAGTTGATGATAAATATAAGGTAAGTGGCAATTTAGCCGTTTGCCTTAATGTTGCTGATTCTGCTGTCACTTATTCGCGGCTTATATCACTCATGGGATTCAAGCTTGACTTGACCCTTGATGGTTATTGTAAGCTGTTTATAACAAGAGATGAAGCTATCAAACGTGTTAGAGCTTGGGTGGGCTTCGATGCAGAAGGTGCTCATGCGACGCGTGATAGCATTGGGACAAATTTCCCATTACAATTAGGCTTTTCGACTGGAATTGATTTCGTCGTCGAGGCCACTGGAATGTTTGCTGAGAGAGATGGCTACGTCTTTAAAAAGGCAGCCGCACGAGCACCTCCCGGCGAACAATTTAAACACCTCGTCCCACTTATGTCTAGAGGACAGAAATGGGACGTGGTTCGAATTCGAATAGTACAAATGCTGTCAGACCACCTAGTGGATTTGGCAGACAGTGTTGTACTTGTGACGTGGGCTGCCAGCTTCGAGCTCACATGTTTGCGATATTTCGCTAAAGTTGGAAAAGAAGTTGTGTGTAGTGTCTGCAACAAGCGTGCGACATGTTTTAATTCTAGAACTGGGTACTATGGATGCTGGCGACATAGTTATTCCTGTGATTACCTGTATAACCCACTAATAGTTGACATTCAACAGTGGGGATATACAGGATCTTTAACTAGCAATCATGATCCTATTTGCAGCGTGCATAAGGGTGCTCATGTCGCATCATCCGATGCTATCATGACTCGATGCTTAGCTGTCCATGATTGCTTTTGTAAGTCTGTTAATTGGAATTTAGAATACCCCATTATTTCAAATGAGGTCAGTGTTAATACCTCCTGCAGGTTATTGCAGCGCGTAATGTTCAGAGCTGCGATGCTATGCAATAGGTATGATGTGTGTTATGACATTGGCAACCCTAAGGGTCTTGCCTGTGTCAAAGGATATGATTTTAAGTTTTATGATGCCTCCCCTGTTGTTAAGTCTGTTAAACAGTTTGTTTATAAGTACGAGGCACATAAAGATCAATTTTTAGATGGTTTATGTATGTTCTGGAACTGCAATGTGGATAAGTATCCCGCGAATGCAGTTGTCTGTAGGTTTGACACGCGAGTGTTAAGCAAATTAAATCTCCCTGGCTGTAATGGCGGTAGTCTGTATGTTAATAAACATGCATTCCACACCAATCCCTTTACGCGGGCTGCCTTCGAGAATTTAAAGCCTATGCCGTTCTTTTATTATTCAGATACGCCTTGTGTGTATATGGAAGGCATGGAGTCTAAGCAGGTCGATTATGTCCCACTAAGAAGCGCCACTTGCATTACAAGATGCAATTTAGGGGGTGCTGTTTGTCTAAAACATGCTGAGGAGTATCGTGAGTACCTTGAGTCTTACAATACGGCTACCACAGCGGGTTTTACTTTTTGGGTCTATAAGACTTTTGATTTTTACAACCTTTGGAATACTTTTACTAGGCTCCAAAGCTTAGAAAATGTAGTGTACAATTTGGTTAATGCTGGACACTTTGATGGCCGGGCGGGTGAACTGCCTTGTGCTGTTATAGGTGAGAAAGTCATTGCCAAGATTCAAAATGAGGATGTCGTGGTCTTCAAAAATAACACGCCATTCCCTACCAATGTGGCTGTCGAATTATTTGCTGAGCGCAGTATTCGGCCCCACCCAGAGCTTAAGCTCTTCAGAAGTTCAAATATTCACGTGTGCTGGAATCACGTCCTTTGGGATTATGCTAAGGATAGTGTGTTTTGCAGTTCGACGTATAAGGTCTGCAAATACACAGATTTACAGTGCATTGAAAGCTTGAATGTACTTTTTGATGGTCGTGATAATGGTGCTCTTGAAGCTTTTAAGAAGTGCCGGAATGGCGTCTACATTAACACGACGAAAATTAAAAGTCTGTCGATGATTAAAGGCCCACAACGTGCCGACTTGAATGGCGTAGTTGTGGAGAAAGTTGGAGATTCTGATGTGGAATTTTGGTTTGCTATGCGTAGAGACGGTGACGATGTTATCTTCAGCCGTACAGGGAGCCTTGAACCGAGCCATTACCGGAGCCCACAAGGTAATCCGGGTGGTAATCGCGTGGGTGATCTCAGCGGTAATGAAGCTCTAGCACGTGGCACTATCTTTACTCAAAGCAGATTTTTGTCCTCTTTCTCACCTCGATCGGAGATGGAGAAAGATTTTATGGATTTAGATGAAGACGTGTTCATTGCAAAATATAGTTTACAGGACTACGCGTTTGAACACGTTGTTTATGGTAGTTTCAACCAGAAAATTATTGGAGGTTTGCACTTGCTTATTGGCTTAGCCCGTAGGCCGAAAAAATCCAATCTGGTTATTCAAGAGTTCGTGCCGTACGACTCTAGCATTCATTCGTACTTTATCACTGACGAGAACAGTGGTAGTAGTGAGAGTGTGTGCACTGTTATTGATTTATTGTTAGATGATTTTGTGGACATTGTAAAGTCCCTGAATCTAAAGTGTGTGAGTAAGGTTGTTAATGTTAATGTTGATTTTAAAGATTTCCAGTTTATGTTGTGGTGCAATGAGGAGAAGGTCATGACTTTCTACCCTCGTTTGCAGGCTGCTGCTGATTGGAAACCTGGTTATGTAATGCCTGTATTATATAAGTATTTGGAATCGCCAATGGAAAGAGTGAATCTCTGGAACTATGGCAAGCCGATTACTTTACCTACAGGATGTATGATGAATGTTGCTAAGTATACTCAATTATGTCAATATTTGAGTACTACAACATTAGCGGTCCCTGCTAACATGCGTGTACTACACCTTGGTGCAGGGTCTGATAAGGGTGTTGCACCTGGATCTGCAGTTCTTAGGCAGTGGTTACCATCGGGCAGTATTCTTGTAGATAATGATATGAATCCATTTGTGAGTGACAGCGTTGCCTCATATTATGGAAATTGTATAACCTTACCCTTTGATTGTCAGTGGGATCTGATAATTTCTGATATGTACGACCCTCTCACTAAGAACATTGGGGAGTACAACGTGAGTAAAGATGGTTTCTTTACTTACCTTTGTCATTTAATTCGTGACAAGTTGGCTCTGGGTGGCAGTGTTGCCATAAAAATAACAGAGTTTTCTTGGAACGCTGAGTTATATAGTTTAATGGGGAAGTTTGCGTTTTGGACAATCTTTTGTACCAACGTAAACGCCTCTTCAAGTGAAGGATTTTTGATTGGCATAAATTGGTTAAATAGAACCCGTAATGAGATTGACGGTAAAACCATGCATGCCAACTATTTGTTTTGGAGAAATAGTACAATGTGGAATGGAGGGGCTTATAGTCTTTTTGATATGACTAAGTTCCCTTTGAAAGCGGCTGGTACGGCTGTTGTTAGCCTTAAACCAGACCAAATAAATGACTTAGTCCTCTCCTTGATTGAGAAGGGCAAGTTATTAGTGCGTGACACACGCAAAGAGGTTTTTGTTGGCGATAGCCTAGTAAATGTTAAATAAATCTATACTTGTCATGGCTGCGAGAATGGCCTTTGCTGACAAGCCTAATCATTTTATAAACTTTCCTCTAGCCCAATTTAGTGGCTTTATGGGTAAGTATTTAAAGCTTCAGTCTCAACTTGTGGAAATGGGTTTGGACTGTAAATTACAAAAGGTACCACATGTTAGTATTACCCTGCTTGACATTAAAGCAGACCAATACAAACAGGTGGAATTTGCAATACAAGAAATAATAGATGATCTGGCGGCATATGAGGGAGATATTGTCTTTGACAACCCTCATATGCTTGGCAGATGTCTTGTTCTTGATGTTAAAGGATTTGAAGAGTTGCATGAAGATATTGTTGAAATTCTCCGCAGAAGGGGTTGCACTGCAGATCAATCCAGACAATGGATTCCGCACTGCACTGTGGCCCAATTTGATGAAGAAAAAGAAATAAAAGAAATGCAATTCTATTTTAAATTGCCCTTCTATCTCAAGCATAACAACCTACTTACGGATGCTAGGCTTGAGCTTGTGAAGATAGGTTCTTCCAAAGTAGGTGGGTTTTATTGTAGTGAACTAAGTATTTGGTGTGGTGAGAGACTTTGTTACAAGCCCCCAACCCCCAAATTCAGTGATATATTTGGCTATTGCTGCATAGATAAAATACGTGGTGATTTAGAAATAGGAGACCTACCGCCAGATGATGAGGAAGCGTGGGCCGAGCTAAGTTACCACTATCAAAGAAACACCTACTTCTTCAGACATGTGCACGATAATAGTATCTATTTTCGTACCGTATGTAGAATGAAGGGTTGTATGTGTTGATTTGTTTTTACACTATTAGTGTAATAAACTTATTATTTTGTTGAAATGGGCAGTACGTGCATAGCTATGGCTCCTCGCACACTGCTTTTGCTGATTGGCTGTCAGCTGGTGTTTGGGTTCAATGAACCTCTTAACATCGTTTCACATTTAAATGATGACTGGTTTCTATTTGGTGACAGTCGTTCTGACTGTACCTATGTAGAAAATAACGGTCATCCTAAATTAGATTGGCTAGACCTTGACCCAAAATTGTGTAATTCAGGAAAGATTTCTGCGAAGAGTGGTAACTCTCTCTTCCGGAGTTTTCACTTCACTGATTTTTACAATTATACGGGTGAGGGAGACCAAATTGTATTTTATGAAGGAGTTAATTTTAGTCCCAACCATGGCTTTAAATGCCTGGCTTATGGAGATAATAAAAGATGGATGGGCAATAAAGCTGCATTTTATGCCCGAGTGTATGAGAAGATGGCCCAATATAGGAGCCTATCCTTTGTTAATGTGCCTTATGCCTATGGGGGTAAAGCCAAGCCCACCTCCATTTGCAAACATAAAACTTTAACACTCAACAACCCCACCTTCATCTCGAAGGAGTCCAATTATGTTGATTATTATTACGAGAGTGAGGCTAATTTCACACTAGCAGGTTGTGATGAATTTATAGTACCGCTCTGTGTTTTCAATGGCCACTCCAAGGGCAGTTCTTCGGACCCTGCCAACAAATATTATATGGACTCGCAGAGTTACTATAATATGGATACTGGTGTCTTATATGGGTTGAACTGCACTTTGGATGTTGGCAATACCGCTAAGGATCCGGGTCTTGATCTCACTTGTAGGTATCTTGCATTGACTCCTGGTAATTATAAGGCTGTGTCCTTAGAATATTTGTTAAGCTTACCCTCAAAGGCTATTTGCCTCCGTAAGCCAAAGCGCTTTATGCCTGTGCAGGTAGTGGATTCAAGGTGGAATAGTACCCGCCAGTCTGACAATATGACCGCTGTAGCTTGTCAGCTGCCATATTGCTTTTTCCGCAATACATCTGCGGATTATAGTGGTGGTACGCATGATGTACACCATGGTGATTTTCATTTCAGGCAGTTATTGTCTGGTTTGTTACTTAATGTTTCCTGTATCGCCCAGCAGGGTGCATTTCTTTATAATAACGTTAGCTCCTCTTGGCCAGCCTATGGGTATGGCCAGTGTCCAACGGCTGCTAACATTGGTTATATGGCACCTGTTTGTATTTATGACCCATTACCGGTCGTATTACTCGGTGTCTTATTGGGTATAGCTGTGTTAATTATTGTTTTTCTTATTTTGTATTTCATGACGGATAGCGGTGTTAGATTGCATGAGGCATAATCTAAACATGCTGTTCGTCTTTATTTTACTATTACCCTCTTGTTTAGGGTATATTGGTGATTTTAGATGTATCCAGACCGTGAATTATAACGGCAATAATGCTTCTGCGCCTAGCATTAGCACCGAAGCAGTCGATGTTTCCAAAGGTCTGGGCACTTACTATGTTTTAGATCGTGTTTACTTAAATGCCACGTTATTGCTTACTGGTTATTATCCTGTGGACGGTTCCAATTATCGGAATCTCGCGCTTACAGGCACTAATACCTTAAGCCTTACGTGGTTTAAACCACCCTTTCTAAGTGAGTTTAATGATGGTATATTTGCTAAGGTCCAGAACCTCAAGACAAATACGCCAACAGGTGCAACCTCATATTTTCCCACTATAGTTATAGGTAGTTTGTTTGGTAACACTTCCTATACCGTAGTTTTAGAGCCATATAATAATATTATAATGGCTTCTGTTTGTACATATACCATTTGTCAATTACCTTACACACCCTGTAAGCCTAATACCAATGGTAATCGTGTTATTGGATTTTGGCACACAGATGTCAAACCGCCGATTTGTCTTTTAAAGCGTAATTTTACGTTTAATGTTAATGCCCCTTGGCTTTATTTCCATTTTTATCAGCAGGGTGGTACTTTTTATGCGTACTATGCGGATAAACCTTCCGCTACTACGTTTTTGTTTAGTGTGTATATTGGCGACATTTTAACACAGTATTTTGTGTTACCTTTTATTTGTACTCCAACAGCTGGTAGCACTTTACTGCCGCTCTATTGGGTTACACCTTTACTTAAGCGCCAATATTTGTTTAATTTTAATGAAAAGGGTGTCATTACTAGTGCTGTTGATTGCGCCAGCAGCTACATTAGTGAAATAAAATGTAAGACCCAAAGTCTCTTACCGAGTACTGGTGTCTATGATCTATCCGGTTACACGGTCCAACCTGTTGGAGTTGTGTACCGGCGTGTTCCTAACCTACCTGATTGTAAAATAGAGGAATGGCTCACTGCTAAATCTGTGCCGTCACCTCTCAATTGGGAGCGTAGGACTTTCCAAAATTGTAATTTTAATTTAAGCAGCCTGCTACGTTATGTCCAGGCTGAGTCTTTGTCGTGTAATAATATTGATGCGTCCAAAGTGTATGGTATGTGCTTTGGTAGTGTCTCAGTTGATAAGTTTGCTATCCCCCGAAGCCGTCAAATTGATTTACAAATTGGCAACTCCGGATTTTTGCAAACGGCTAATTATAAGATTGATACCGCTGCCACATCATGTCAGCTGTATTACAGTCTTCCTAAGAATAATGTTACCATAAATAACTATAACCCCTCGTCTTGGAATAGGAGGTATGGTTTTAATGATGCTGGTGTGTTTGGCAAAAGTAAACATGATGTTGCCTACGCCCAGCAATGTTTTACTGTGCGACCTAGCTATTGTCCGTGTGCACAACCGGACATAGTTAGCGCTTGCACTAGTCAGACCAAACCCATGTCTGCTTATTGCCCCACAGGCACAATTCATCGTGAGTGTTCTCTTTGGAATGGGCCCCATTTGCGCTCGGCACGTGTAGGTTCCGGCACGTACACGTGTGAGTGCACTTGTAAACCCAATCCATTTGATACGTATGATCTCCGCTGTGGGCAAATTAAAACTATTGTTAATGTGGGCGATCATTGTGAAGGTCTGGGTGTTTTAGAAGATAAATGTGGCAATAGCGATCCACATAAGGGCTGTTCTTGTGCCAATGATTCTTTTATCGGATGGTCACATGACACTTGTTTAGTAAATGATCGCTGCCAAATTTTTGCTAACATATTGTTAAATGGCATTAATAGTGGGACTACGTGTTCCACAGATTTACAATTGCCTAATACTGAAGTGGCCACTGGCGTTTGCGTCAGATATGACCTCTATGGTATTACTGGTCAAGGTGTTTTTAAAGAGGTCAAGGCTGACTATTATAATAGCTGGCAGGCCCTATTATATGATGTTAATGGTAACTTAAACGGGTTCCGTGACCTTACCACTAACAAGACTTATACGATAAGGAGCTGTTATAGTGGCCGTGTTTCTGCTGCATATCATAAAGAAGCACCCGAACCGGCTCTGCTCTATCGTAATATAAATTGTAGTTATGTTTTTACTAATAATATTTCCCGTGAGGAAAACCCCCTTAACTATTTTGATAGTTATTTGGGTTGTGTTGTTAATGCTGATAACCGCACGGATGAGGCGCTTCCTAATTGCGATCTCCGTATGGGTGCTGGACTATGCGTAGATTATTCAAAGTCACGCAGAGCCCGCCGATCAGTTTCTACTGGCTATCGATTAACCACATTCGAGCCATACATGCCGATGTTAGTCAATGATAGCGTTCAATCCGTAGGTGGATTATATGAGATGCAAATACCAACCAATTTTACTATTGGTCATCATGAGGAATTCATCCAGATAAGGGCTCCCAAGGTGACTATAGATTGTGCTGCATTTGTTTGTGGTGATAACGCTGCATGCAGACAGCAGTTGGTTGAGTATGGCTCTTTTTGTGATAATGTTAATGCCATTCTTAATGAGGTTAATAACCTCTTGGATAATATGCAATTACAAGTTGCTAGTGCATTAATGCAGGGTGTTACTATAAGTTCGAGGCTGCCAGATGGCATCTCCGGCCCTATAGATGACATTAATTTCAGTCCTCTACTTGGATGCATAGGTTCAACATGTGCTGAAGACGGCAATGGACCTAGTGCGATACGGGGGCGTTCAGCTATAGAGGATTTATTATTTGACAAGGTCAAACTATCTGACGTTGGCTTTGTCGAGGCTTATAACAATTGCACTGGTGGTCAAGAAGTTCGCGACCTCCTTTGCGTACAGTCTTTTAATGGCATCAAAGTATTACCTCCCGTGTTGTCTGAGAGTCAAATCTCTGGCTACACAGCGGGTGCTACTGCGGCAGCTATGTTCCCACCTTGGACTGCAGCTGCTGGTGTGCCATTCAGTTTAAATGTTCAATATAGGATTAATGGTTTAGGTGTCACTATGAATGTTCTTAGTGAGAACCAAAAGATGATTGCTAGTGCTTTTAACAACGCGCTCGGTGCTATTCAGGAAGGGTTCGATGCAACCAATTCTGCTCTAGGTAAGATCCAGTCCGTTGTTAATGCAAACGCTGAAGCACTTAATAATTTATTAAACCAACTTTCTAATAGGTTTGGTGCTATTAGTGCTTCTTTACAAGAAATTCTAACGCGGCTTGACGCTGTAGAAGCAAAGGCCCAGATAGATCGTCTTATTAATGGCAGGTTAACTGCACTTAATGCGTATATATCCAAGCAACTCAGTGATAGTACGCTTATTAAATTTAGTGCTGCTCAGGCCATCGAAAAGGTCAATGAGTGCGTTAAGAGCCAAACTACGCGCATTAATTTCTGTGGCAATGGTAATCACATATTATCACTTGTCCAGAATGCGCCTTATGGCTTATGTTTTATTCATTTCAGCTACGTGCCAACATCCTTTAAAACGGCAAATGTGAGTCCTGGACTATGCATTTCTGGTGATAGAGGATTGGCACCTAAAGCTGGATATTTTGTTCAAGATAATGGAGAGTGGAAGTTCACAGGCAGTAATTATTACTACCCTGAACCCATTACAGATAAAAATAGTGTTGTCATGATCAGTTGCGCTGTGAATTACACAAAAGCGCCTGAAGTTTTCTTGAACAACTCAATACCAAATCTACCCGACTTTAAGGAGGAGTTAGATAAATGGTTTAAGAATCAGACGTCTATTGCGCCTGATTTATCCCTCGATTTCGAGAAGTTAAATGTTACTTTCCTGGACCTGACTTATGAGATGAACAGGATTCAGGATGCAATTAAGAAGTTAAATGAGAGCTACATCAACCTCAAGGAAGTTGGCACATATGAAATGTATGTGAAATGGCCTTGGTATGTTTGGTTGCTAATTGGTTTAGCTGGTGTAGCCGTTTGTGTGTTATTATTCTTTATATGTTGCTGCACAGGTTGCGGCTCATGTTGTTTTAGAAAATGCGGAAGTTGTTGTGATGAGTATGGAGGACACCAGGACAGTATTGTGATACATAATATTTCAGCCCATGAGGATTGACTATCACAGCCTCTCCTGGAAAGACAGAAAATCTAAACAATTTATAGCATTCTCATTGCTACTTTGCTCCTCTAGAGGGCAGCAAGTAGTTATGGCCCTCATCGGTCCCAAGACTACTATTGCTGCTGTCTTTATTGGTCCATTTCTAGTAGCATGTATGCTAGGCATTGGCCTAGTTTATTTATTGCAATTGCAAGTTCAAATTTTTCATGTTAAGGATACCATACGCGTGACTGGCAAGCCAGCCACTGTGTCTTATACTACAAGTACACCAGTAACGCCGGTTGCAACTACGCTCGACGGTACTACGTATACTTTAATTAGACCCACCAGCTCTTATACAAGAGTCTACCTTGGTAGTTCAAGAGGTTTTGATACTAGTACATTTGGTCCTAAGACTCTAGATTATATTACTAGTTCTAAACCTCATCTTAATTCTGGCCGTCCATACACACTTAGGCACTTGCCGAAGTATATGACACCACCAGCTACATGGAGATTTGGCTTGTGAGTGACGCCTGGCTACGCCGAACGCGAGACTTTGGTGTCACTCGACTTGAAGATTTTTGCTTCCAATTTAATTATTGCCAACCCCGAGTTGGTTATTGTAGAGTTCCTTTAAAGGCTTGGTGTAGCAACCAGGGTAAATTTGCAGCGCAGTTTACTCTTAAAAGTTGCGAAAAATCAGGCCACCAAAAATTCATTACTAGCTTCACGGCCTACGGCAAAACAGTCAAACAGGCCGTTAGTAAGCTAGTAGAAGAAGCTGCTGATTTTATCATCTGGAGAGCCACGCAGCTCGAAAGAAATGTTTAATTTATTCCTTACAGACACAGTATGGTATGTGGGGCAGATTATCTTTATAGTCGCAGTGTGTTTGATGGTCACCATAATTGTGGTTGCCTTCCTTGCGTCTATTAAACGTTGTATTCAACTTTGCGGTTTATGTAATACTTTGTTGCTGTCTCCCTCTATTTATCTGTATAATAGGAGTAAGCAGCTTTATAAGTATTATAATGAAGAAGTGAGACCGCCCCCGTTAGAGGTGGATGATAATATAATCCAAACATTATGAGTAGTACCACTCAGGCCCCAGGGCCCGTCTACCAATGGACAGCCGACGAGGCCGTTCAATTCCTTAAGGAATGGAACTTCTCGTTGGGCATTATACTACTCTTTATTACTATCATACTACAGTTCGGTTACACGAGCCGTAGCATGTTTATCTATGTTGTGAAAATGATAATCTTGTGGTTAATGTGGCCACTGATTATTGTTTTGTGTATGTTCAATTGCGTGTATGCGCTAAATAATGTGTATCTTGGATTTTCTATAGTGTTTACTATAGTGTCCGTTGTAATGTGGATTATGTATTTTGTTAATAGCATCAGGTTGTTTATCAGGACTGGTAGCTGGTGGAGCTTCAACCCCGAAACAAACAACCTAATGTGCATAGATATGAAAGGTACCGTGTATGTTAGACCCATTATTGAGGATTACCATACACTAACAGCCACTATTATTCGTGGCCACTTCTATATGCAAGGTGTTAAGCTAGGCACCGGTTTCTCTTTGTCTGACTTGCCTGCTTATGTTACAGTAGCTAAGGTTTCCCACCTTTGCACTTATAAGCGTGCATTCTTAGACAAGGTAGACGGTGTTAGCGGTTTTGCTGTTTATGTGAAGTCCAAGGTCGGAAATTACCGACTGCCCTCAAACAAACCGAGTGGCGCGGACACCGTATTGTTGAGAATCTAATCTAAACTTTAAGGATGTCTTTTGTTCCTGGGCAAGAAAATGCCGGTAGCAGAAGCTCCTCTGGAAACCGCGCTGGTAATGGAATCCTCAAGAAGACCACTTGGGCTGACCAAACCGAGCGCGGGTTAAATAATCAAAATAGAGGCAGAAAGAATCAGCCCAAGCAGACTGCAACTACTCAACCCAATTCCGGGAGTGTGGTTCCCCATTACTCTTGGTTTTCGGGCATTACCCAATTCCAGAAGGGAAAAGAGTTTCAGTTTGCACAAGGACAAGGAGTGCCTATTGCCAATGGAATCCCAGCTTCACAGCAAAAGGGATATTGGTACAGACACAACCGACGTTCCTTTAAAACACCTGATGGCCAGCAGAAGCAGCTACTGCCCAGATGGTATTTTTACTATCTTGGAACAGGGCCCTATGCTGGCGCAGAGTATGGCGACGATATCGAAGGAGTTGTCTGGGTCGCAAGCCAACAGGCCGAGACTAGGACCTCTGCCGATATTGTTGAAAGGGACCCAAGTAGCCATGAGGCTATTCCTACTAGGTTTGCGCCCGGTACGGTATTGCCTCAAGGTTTTTATGTTGAAGGCTCAGGAAGGTCTGCACCTGCTAGTCGATCTGGTTCGCGGCCACAATCCCGTGGGCCAAATAATCGCGCTAGAAGCAGTTCCAACCAGCGCCAGCCTGCCTCTACTGTAAAACCTGATATGGCCGAAGAAATTGCTGCTCTTGTTTTGGCTAAGCTCGGTAAAGATGCCGGCCAGCCTAAGCAAGTAACAAAGCAAAGTGCCAAAGAAGTCAGGCAGAAAATTTTAAACAAGCCTCGTCAAAAGAGGACTCCAAACAAGCAGTGCCCAGTGCAGCAGTGTTTTGGAAAGAGAGGCCCCAATCAGAATTTTGGAGGCCCTGAAATGTTAAAACTTGGAACTAGTGATCCACAGTTCCCCATTCTTGCAGAGTTGGCCCCAACAGCTGGTGCCTTCTTCTTTGGATCTAAATTAGAATTGGTCAAAAAGAACTCTGGTGGTGCTGATGGACCCACCAAAGATGTGTATGAGCTGCAATATTCAGGTGCAGTTAGATTTGATAGTACTCTACCTGGTTTTGAGACTATCATGAAAGTGTTGAATGAGAATTTGAATGCCTACCAGAATCAAGATGGTGGTGCAGATGTAGTGAGCCCTAAGCCTCAGAGAAAGAGAGGGACAAAGCAAAAGGCTCAGAAAGATGAAGTAGATAATGTAAGCGTTGCAAAGCCCAAAAGCTCTGTGCAGCGAAATGTAAGTAGAGAGTTAACCCCTGAGGATCGCAGCCTTCTGGCTCAGATCCTAGATGATGGCGTAGTGCCAGATGGGTTAGAAGATGACTCTAATGTGTAAAGAGAATGAATCCTATGTCGGCACTCGGTGGTAACCCCTCGCGAGAAAGTCGGGATAGGACACTCTCTATCAGAATGGATGTCTTGCTGTCATAACAGATAGAGAAGGTTGTGGCAGACCCTGTATCAATTAGTTGAAAGAGATTGCAAAATAGAGAATGTGTGAGAGAAGTTAGCAAGGTCCTACGTCTAACCATAAGAACGGCGATAGGCGCCCCCTGGGAAGAGCTCACATCAGGGTACTATTCCTGCAATGCCCTAGTAAATGAATGAAGTTGATCATGGCCAATTGGAAGAATCACAAAAAAAAAAAAAAA